CGGCCGGGAGAAGCCGCTCGACGTGCATCATCTTCTGGGGCGGACGGGCGGCCTGAGATGGTCCCTCCGCAATGCGATGTGCCTGTGCAAACGGTGCCACAAGTGGGGGCGCGGGCTTAGCCCCTCTGCCCATGGTCAGCCGCTTCTGTTCGCGGGATGGGTCGCCCGGGCGAGGCCGGACATTTGGTCCGACATGCTTGCGATCGTCCGCGCCGGCGTGGGTGCGCGGCTGGGCAGGGGCGGGCTCGCGCAGATCGAGGAGGCCCTCCATGCCGACGATTGAGCAGACAATCAAGCAGATGGAGCGCAACCGCATGCTCGGGGTGCAGGCCGGCAAGGATGCGATCGACAGCCTGAAGGCGGCGCATGGGATGGACGGCGCGCAGAAGAGGGCTCAGCTCAGGCTCCTGCAGCGGATGAAGCAGGACGAGCATTTTCGGCAGAGGAGCATAAGCGAGATTGTCGGCCTGTTCAACAAAGGCCTGAACAAGAAAACGATCGCCAAGGTGCTCGGGGTAAGCTACCCAACCCTGGAGAAAGTCTGGAAATTCTATTCGCTCGACTCCAAGGTGCTTGATCGCAAGCTCATAAGCGCCGGGGTCGTGTCCGAGGTCGGCCCCGATGAGATAAAAACCTTTGAAGGAGCTTTGGAGCACCTTGCCAGACTCGCGCTCTATGCGGAAAAGGATTCCGACAAAACCGCAGCGACAAGGCAGCTTGTTGAGCTGGCCGCACTTGCGCGTCGTCAGAACGATGAGGGATTGCCTGTCACAAGGCTTGAGATAATGGAGGGCGGTCATAAGCTCCAAGTGCCCGATCTGGCGCCAAAGCCCCAGCCGCAGCCCGTTCCGTTGCCAAAGCCGCCGGATCCAGTGGGGCAGCCGGTTCCGGCCGATCCGGCCGCGCCTCAGGCGACAACTTCGTTGTCCGTAACGCTCAGCTTTGACAGGATCGCGGGTTCGGAGGAGTACAAAATGTGAAAATAAATTTGGATCTGCTCCCATGGCAGGGCGAGGCGCGGCGGGCCATCCACCGGCAGGATGTCGTCGAGGCGCTTGTGAGCGGAGCCTATGGGTCTGGCAAGAGCCTGCTCCTATGCCTGCTGGCCGTGGAGGAGGCGCTAAAGCCGGCCAACGAGGTGGCTCTCTGCCGCGATACCTATGCCTCGCTCCGCAAGACGACCCTCCTGTCGCTGCTCAAATCCGATGGCCAGAGGCCGGCCGTCCTGCCGCCGGGATGCTACAACTGGAACAAAAGCGAGGCCAGTCTCGATGTCAACGGCGGCGGCCGGATCTGGCTGATCGGCGTCAGGGATGCGTTGTCCCTCAGAAGTTTCAACCTGGGGTCGGTGTTCATCGATGAAGTGACCGAGCTGTCGGAGGACAGCTACATGGAGCTGCTCGGCCGCATTCGGGGCCAGAACACCGACCACCGCTTTGTCCTGTCGGTCACCAACCCAGGCGGGCCGTCTCACTGGGCGCACAGGCGTTTCCTGCGCCAGCCGCCCCCCGGCCTGTGGACCAAGACGGTATCGAGCTACGAGAATCCAATGCTGCCGCAGGATTATCTGAAGGAGCTTGAAAGGCTGACCGGATCGCGCCGCGAACGCTGTTTGCTCGGGAAGTGGGTCGGCAGCGAGCATGCCGTGTGGCCGGAGTTCGACCGGGCGCGGCACGTCCGGCATGAAGACTGCGCATCGGCCGATTCATGGGTGATAGGCGTCGATTACGGCTACGCCGACCCGACATCGCTCGTTGTCCTGGCATGCAATGGCAGCAAGAAATTCCATGTCGCCGAGGCCGAGGAACGGCCAAAAATGCTGATGGGGGAGATCGTCAAATTATGTTCGTCATATTCGGCCAGATCGCCGGTAATCGTCGTTGATCCGAGTGCCGCCCAGCTGATTGCCGAGCTGCGGAACGCGGGGCTGACCGTGGAGAAAGCATTTAATCCCATCGACGAGGGCGTGGGCCTTGTCGCCCAGCTGCTCGCTGACGGGATGGTCTCAATCGAGCCGGGCCTGACAAAACTCTGCGCCGACATCGAGTCCTACTCCAGGGACGACTCCGGGCGCGTCATCCACGAGGCATGCCACGGCCCGGACGCGCTCAGGTATGCCTTGGCGTACGCCCGCGGCAGGTCGCGCGGCGCCGGTATCTGGATCGCGCGGGCGGGCGACCGGGATGATGAGCTTGAGGACGAGGATGGAGAAGAGGGCTGGAGCCGGATTGTATAATGGCCGTTGTGAGCATGTTCACTTAGCGCCCTCCGGAGGAGACGACATGGCATTTTTCGCTTCGCTGTTCCGGCGCAAGGCCGACCAGCCCATTGACCGGTTTCTCATCGGTTTCCGCGGATCCGAGCGCGCCAAAAGCTGGTCGGCTCAAAATCTGATGGAGCTTTATCGCAACTGGGTTGCCGTCTGCGTCGACCGCATAGCGCAGGTGGCCGCCGATGTTCCGACCTACCTGTACTATGCCAACGGCGGCGCCCAGGTAAGGGCCTACAGGTGCCTGGATGTCCCGCCCTCGCGTTTGCCGTCCGTCAAGTCCGGCTTCCGCCGGCTGGGCATTAAGGCGGGCCAGGTTGTCGAGATCGAGCATCACCCGATGCTCGAATTCCTCCGCGGCAACGACGGGCAGCCGGGCTGGCGCGACATTGTGGCGCTGTCGTTGAGCTACGAGTGTCTCATCGGCAACTCCTACTGGCTGCGCGAGCCGGAGGAGGGGCCGCTGGAGGCGCTCATCCCGCTGCAGTCCGAGTGCATGTCCGTGCTCGTCGACAGCCGCAACCGCCGGGCTGTCGGCTATGTGTATCGTCCGTCCCGCGGCCCGGAGGCCGGCCAGGAGATTAGATATTCCGTGCGGCAAATTGTGGCGTTCAAGCTGCTGGCGCCCGGGACGAATGTCGCGACAGTCGGCAAGGGGCCGCTTGAGCGCGTTGTCGCCAATGCCAGCCTGTACGACAAATACGACACGTTCGAGTGCGACCTGATGGACAACAACGCCAGGCCCGATTATCTGCTGAGTTACAAGGGGATCCCCGGCGAGGCCGAGAAAAAGGCGATTTTGAAGCAGGTCGAAAAGGCGTTCGGGGGCTCGAACCGCGGGCGGCCTCTCGTTTCCGGCGGCGACCTGGACGTCAAGCCGATCGGCTTCAACCCGCGCGAACTGCAGTACGACAAGGGGCGCCACTGGATGATGCGCGTTGTGCTGGCCGAGTTTGGCGTGCCGGAGTCGATTGCGCTGCTCAACGACGCCAACAGAGCCAGCGCCACTGTTGCGCTGCAGCAGTTCAGGTCGCTCACGGTCAATCCGCTGTTGGCCGGTTTTTTGGCGCAGTGGAACAGGCAGGTCACGGCGCAGTACGATGACGGCCTGATGTACTGGCTCGACGAGTCCGCCGTCTATGATCCGGTTGAGCGGAGCCAGACGGTTTGCGCCGAAATGGCCGCCGGGATCATCGGGCGCGACGAGGCAAGGGCCGAGCTGGGATACGACAAGGCCGGGCCGGCCGCAATGTCGGGGCAGGGGCAGGAGGACTAGAAAGTGAAAAACAGGCTGAAGATCAGCGCACTGGTCGAATACGGCTACGGGAAAAACATGGACCTGTCTGGCTTGGATCCGGAGGGCGAGGTTATCCGCAAAAGCTCGCCGATCACGATCGAGCAGGACGAAGAGAGGACCTTCGTCGCGGACATCACATCATCCGCGCTGGACCGCGATGACGAGATTGTCTGGCCGGCGGGGCTCGACATTGACAGGTACATGGGCCTTGGCAAATATGCGGGCAGGGGCAATCCAGTCGTCTACATCAACCACAATTATTCGGAGCTGCCATCGGGCCAGACGCTCGCCATGGAGCGTGTCGGCAGTGTCTGGAGGGCCAAGATGAAGCTCGCATCCGGCGTGGCGCGCATTGACGACGCATGGATATTGATCCGCCAGAAGGTCGTCCGCGGGAATTCCATCGGATTTTACGTCCGCGAGTCGGTGCGGCCCGAAACGAAGGAATGGGGCGCCTGGCTCGCGACAACCGGATTTGTGCCGCCCGAGGGATGCCGACGCATCTTCACGTCGACGGAGCTCGTGGAAAATTCGATCTGCGGGCTGCCCAGCAACCCCGATGCGCTCGTCAGCGACATATCCGCCAAGGCTGCGGCCGTCCAGCCGCCCGCGAAGGCCGCCGAACTGGAGGGCGAGCCGTTCGACCCTTGCTTGGTCACATTGCCCTATGCCAACGAGCACAGCGCCCGCCTGCGCGATCCGGACGGGTACGCCCGCTTCCGCCGGCAAAACGACAAGTTCGGATCCGGCATCCATGCCATTTTCGGGATCAAGGCGGACGGGGCCGTCGAACTGCAGGCCATCAGGTTTTCGGCCGACAAGTTTACGCCGGCCGAGGCGAGGAAATGGCTGGCCGACCATGATTACCATCCCATTTCGTTTGAGGAGGCATCGGGGCCGAAGGCCGCGCCCATCGTCATCCTGAGGATGGGTCCGGCGGCGCCGAGGCTGACTCCGGAGGACGCAATGTCCATTGTCAGGGCCGCAAGGCGCGGCCGGATTGTATAATGGCCGTTGTCAGGGCGGGTTGCCCCGGGATTGCCCGTTACGCCATGGGGCGGGTCGGGAGAGCCGGCGGGGAGATCCAAGGGAATTGAAAAACAACGATGCGCGGAGCGCGGGGAAGAACGATGAAAAACTACAAACTGCTGCAGGAATGGAACGGGCTGCCTGTCGGGACAATCGTCCGGATTGCCGACGAGCTCGCCAAGACGGCCGGCGCGGCGCTGGCCGAGTACACCCAGGAGATGGCCGTGGCCGAGCAGTCCGAGATCGACAAGAAGGAGAAAAAGCTGGTTGACGAGGCGGCCGCAAAGGCCAGCGAAGTCCGGGTCGAGCTCGTGAAGGACGCCGGGGACAACCAACCCGAATTCCGGAATGCGGCCGACTTCCTGAGCGCCGTGGTCGCCGCCGAGACAAAGGGCGTCGTGGATCCCAGGCTGGTCTCGCATAAGGCAACCGGCCAGTCCGAAGGTGTAACCGGGGACGGGGGCTACACGGTAACGACCGACCTCGCGAGATACATCACCCAGCAGATGCAGGGCGAATCGGTGCTGGCCCGCAAGTGCTCGCCGATAACGATTGGCGACAGGTTCACGGGCATCAAGATCCCGCAGTCCGCCGAGACGGCCCGCAGCCAGACCTCGCTTTACGGCGGGGTGCGCTGCTACTGCCCCGGGGAGGGAGTCGCGAAGACTGCATTCAAGGTCGCCATCCAGCAAAAGGATGTGCAGCTGAAAGTTCTGGCTGCGGTGAACTACTGCACCGAGGAGCTGCTTCAGGACAACACGGCGTTCGAGTCATGGATCCGCATGAACGTCGGCAAGGCGCTGGCGTGGACGCTGGACAACGAGATCCTGAACGGGACGCTGGGTGTCTGTACCGCGGTCAAGAACGCGCTGGCCACGGCCGAGCAGACCTTCGCGGGCAACTATCCGACGGCGGCCGAGATCGCCGGCATGTTCAAGATGAACCTAAACCGCAGCCGCGCGGAGTGGTACATGTCCGGCGACCAGTACGGCATGCTCATCGCGCTGGCGACGACCACGACCGGGACGGCGATTCCGCTGTTCGCCCCCGACTACACGAAGTCGCCGAGCGGCACACT